ATGGAAGTTGGACATTTTTACTTTTTGGACAATCAATATTATCAAGATTTTAATGACGATAAACTTATGAGCAACCATGAAATTGTTAATGGTAAAATACATGATCGTCCTTGCTATTGTTGTATAGATACATCTGACAGCAATATTTATTGGGTTATTCCAATATCTTCACAAGTTGAAAAATATCGAAAAATATATAACAAGAAGATTAGCAAGAACGGAAAATGCGATACCATTGATTTTGGAAAAGTGCTTGGTGCAGAGAGAGCGTTTTTAATTCAAAATATGTGTCCTGTTACCGATAAATATATAAAGAATGAGTATCAACATTTGGGTTCGCCAGTAGCCATTGACTATACGACTTATAAAAGAATAGTATCTAAGGCTACAAAGGTGTCTGCTTTGGTACATAATAATAATTCGCATTTGATATTTCCAGATGTGTTGAAAATTGAAGAAGTGCTAAAGTCAAAAAATAAATAGAATACAATGCAAATAAAGCTCCGATATTCTCGGAGCTTTTGTTATACATGAACACACATTGTTTACTTTTGCCCATTTGTACACTTGTGTATACTCATACACTCATACACTCATACTCATTATCTATTCTCTCAAATTAACATTTACGTTAATCCAATCCTTGCCGTCACGTTCCATAGTGACAGTATAGTATAATCTGCCCTTAACACCAAAACTATTTTCAGCGTCAACATAAGATGATACGGTGTAGCTATCATTATGATGTGTAATAAAGTTTTTATCGTACATTGGATAGTCTGCTGTTGCAGGGGCTTTTAATTGTTTGTTTACATAGAATTTAGCTGCTATGTAGGCTTCTTGGCTGTAGTCTTTTTCAGAGCTTGCACTATTTATGGCAAGGTAAATAATTAAAATTAATATGCCCCATGCAATTACATTAGCAATAAAAATCCCCAAACAACCATTACTTTTTTTGTTTTTGTTGGGTATCACGTTTGTGTTTTTTTCCATTTGTATTTCCTCCATTGTTATTTGTATCAAAACTGCAAATATAGGGTTTAGGTCTTTAAAACAACCAAAGATGATGGTGGTAATGATAGGATAAGTGTATTTGGGCAAATGATAACTCAGTTGTCCGATTTTAAAAAGATAAATCCGTTTAGTCAGTTTAAAAACAATTCACTTATTCCTGTAAATGAAGTAGCAAACGTCCGTCAATTTAATAATCTTTTAACACAAGGTAAATCAGTAGCCGAAGCCGAGTCAATAGCTTTAAAAGGCTGTTCTAAAACAACTCTTGACATTGCTAGAAGTGCTAATGGTGCAGCGGTATCAGAAGAAATACTGTCTGCTTCTTTAAAGGGCGTTGCAACTTCTTCCAAACTTGCTGCTGTTGGTATGAAAGCGTTGTCTATTGCTGGCAATATGCTTACAGGTTTAGCTATTTCTTTCTTGCTTGATGGTATTATAACACTTTTTGATAATATTGTCAATGGTGCAGATAATGCAAAAGAAAGTTTAGCTCAGTTCACAAGTAGTTTTTCTGACTCTATTGACAAATTAGATGAAGAAAACAAGTCAGTAAACGAATTAGTAAATCGTTATGTAACTTTGGTTGCAACAACAGATGACTTGTCGACCGTTAAGGACGATTTGAATACTATTCAGGATAATTTAATTGATAAGTACGGCAATGAAGCTAAGAGCCTTGACTTGCTTAATGGCAAAATGTCTGAAAATATTAAGAAAATCAAAGAGTGGAAAAAAGAAAAGGCTGAAAGCGAACTTTATCAAGAGTCAGATATTACTGATCCTGATGATGAAGATAGGAAGCTGAGTATTGCCGAGGCTTACGCCTTGGCTCAAAAAAAGTTAAAAGAGGGAAGTTCTTTCGGTTCTAATGGCGGTAGAGTAGGTCAAGCGTATGTTCCCGATACGTTATTTGGAAAATACAACAGTAATGCAGACATAAACAAGGTTGGTTCTCGTGATTACGGCGATTGGGGCGATTACAAAGAAGTAGCCGAAATACTTAAAAAATACAATAACGTTGGTATGAGTGGTTACGATGATGATACATTATACTTTGCAGGTACAATGCAAGAACGTATTGATACTATGCAAAAGGTTTATGATGAATTATCCGAGAAATGGGCAAACATTTCAAAAGACGATAATCGTAACAAGTGGTTGACTGATTTACAGAAAGAAATTGCTACCACAACAGAGGAATATGATAAACTTTCTAATGCCGTTGATAAATACAACGAAATTCAGAAAACACTTGAAAACTATAACACAAGTGAAGAATTTAGCAAAGCATTTGATGAAGCTCAGAAAGCTACTGAAAGTTATAGTCATGCTGTAGCAAATAAAAATATTGACGATGTTGATAGGCTTTATGATTTAACTCAGAAATACAAAGATAAGTTAATCAACTTGGCTAATGGTGACGAGGATTTAATTGACTATGTTAATACTTTCTTTGAAACTTTGCCTGCAAAATTAACAACAGGTACTTTTGATATTTCTGAGTGGACGGACGATATTGACGAAGTTCAGAATAAAGCAAAATCACTTAAAGATACTTTAACAAGTCTGCAAGACGGAAGTATTTCGGATAGTGACTTAGTTGAACTGTTTAAATCATATCCTGACTTGGCTAAGTTCTCAGGCAACACGGAAAAGCTGACAGAAGAAGTTAAGAAACTGATAAGACAAAACCCTAAAGAATTAACAGACAGATTAAAAGAACTATCAAACAGTTTGCCAAATGGTAATGATAAGGCTAATGTGGAGGGTCTTATTTCAAGCCTTGAAAAACTCGGAGAGGTAGCTTCTTCTATTTCTGAAGTTAAACTGTCTGTAGATGATATTGAGAAAATTTATGAGGAAACGTTTGATGACCTTATAGATAAAGCTGAGGACGAGAAAGATGTTCTTGAAGAACAAAAGAATATTCTTACAGAACAAAAAACTCAACTTGACAATATTATTTCTCAGTACGAAACTGTTGCAAACACAGTAGAGTCTTATATTGACGAGCAGAAATCAGCTATTGAGGACAGATATAATGCTGAAATTGATGCCATTAAAGCTGTTAATGAAGAAAAACAAGATACTATTGACTTACAGGAAAAGCTAAATAATCTTGAAAATGCTAAAAAGAAAAAGGTAAATGTTTATTCTGAAGCTAGTGGTTGGCATTTGGAAACCAATACCGAGGAAGTAAACAAGGCACAGCAGGAATACGAACAGGCTAGTGCTGATAAACGTGTATCTGACCTTGAAAAGCAGCGTGATAAGGAAACTTCATTGTGGGATAAGTATAAACAACAGTGGCAAGACCTTATCAACAGCTCTACTAACACAGAAAATGAACAGCTTGCCAAAGATATTTTAGGTGTTAATTGGACGGACAAAATAGCACAGCAAGACACAAATATTCTTAATGACTTTGCAAGCAAATACCAATCTTATCGTTCTCAACTTTCAGATCAGGTTGAAAAGGAAATTGAGAGCGTTGAAAAAGAGATAACGGCTAAAAGCAAAGAAATTGAGGCATACAAGAAAGAAAAAGAAGCTTTATCAAAGTATGTTACAGATATTACGAATAAGAATAAAGACTACATAAAACAGTTGACAGATGTTTCTGAAAAAGAAATGCAGACTATGGAAGGTAGGACTAAGTTCTTAGAGGATTGTAAAAAACGTGCTAGGGAAGCTCTTGACTATTCTGATATTTCTGTTGAGGGTGCTAAATCGAATGGTTTGTATCTTGTTCAATATGACGGTGAAACTGTTGGAACAGGGCTTGATGAAGCACAAGCAGAACAGTTAAAATCTGAACTGTACGGCAAAATGGTTTCATCAGAACTCTTGGCTAACCCTATGCTTGGTAAGAACAAGGGTGCATTAACAGCTATTCTTAACGCTTTAAAGAGTAAGTTTAACATTATTAAACCATATCGTTCAGGCGGTATTGACGATTATACAGGACTTGCACAACTTCACGGAAAGCCAAATGCAGTTGAAACTATCTTCAATTCAGAGCAAGGCAGAAAACTGTATAACCTTGTGGCTAATACGGATAACCTTGTCAATTATATTGGAGACAAGATTTATAACGGCATAACAGATTTGGTAAGGACAAAAATGTCCTCACTAAACAATATTCAAAATAGAAGTGACACAAACAATAAAACTATTGTATTCCAGATCGATACTGTCAATACAACAGACGGCACAACATTCTTAGAACAGATGAATGCTTATCTGCAACAGGCTGATTTGGATAGAATAGTCGGTAAAAATTATTAAATAAATACAAAAGTAATAAAGAGCCATTAATTATTTAGTGGCTCTTATCTTTTGGAAATATTTTAAATTCAATAAAATATTGACAAATGTGGACGAATGTGGTATAATGTACTTATAAGAAACAATAAAGGAGTTTTTATATGAGTAATTACAAACCACAAGAATTTGCTGAAATGATAGGTGTATCTGTAAAAACCTTGCAACGTTGGGACAAAGAAGGCAAACTTAAAGCATATCGCACTCCAACAGATAGGCGTTATTATACTCACAAACAATATGTCGATTATATGGGTGATGGTAATAGTAAACACGGCAAAACGGTCATATATACAAGAGTATCTACTTCTAATCAAAAAGATGATTTACAAAATCAAGTCGAATTTTTAAAACAATATGCTAATGCAAAAGGGATTATTGTTGATGAAATCTTTGAAGATATAGGTAGTGGGTTAAATTACAATCGCAAGAAATGGAATAAACTTATTGAAGATTGTATGCTTGGATTAATAAAGACTGTTATTGTTGCTCATAAAGACAGATTTGTACGTTTTGGATATGAATGGTTTGAACGTTTTCTTAAATCTTATGGTGTTGAGATTATTGTTGTTAATAATGAAAAGGCATCACCAGAGCAAGAATTAGTTAATGATTTAATATCCATTATACACGTTTTTAGCTGTCGTATATATGGTTTAAAAAAGTATAAAAAGCAAATCGAAGGAGATGAAGAAATTGCTAAAGAGTTACAAGACAGAAATAAACCCAACGTTCGAACAGAAACAAACAATTAATCGCACTATTGGAGTATGCAGATACGTTTACAACTTTTATCTTGCTCACAATCAAGAAATATATAAAACTGAAAAACGTTTTGTATCTGGAATGGACTTTTCTAAATGGATTAACAATGAATTCATTCTCAACAATCCTGACTTTCATTGGATAAAAGAGGTTAGCAGTAAGTCTGTTAAACAAAGCATTATGAACGCTGAGAGAGCTTTCAAGAACTTTTTTAAAGGAAAATCAAGATTTCCAAAGTTCAAGAAGAAAGCAAAATCAGATGTAAAAATGTATTTTGTAAAAACAAATGCTAAAACAATTATTCAATGTGGAAGACATAGAATTAAGATTCCTACCCTTGGTTGGGTAAGATTAAAAGAAAAAGGATATATTCCTACAAACCCCAAAACACATATTATCAAAAGCGGAGCAGTGTCTTGCAAAGCAGGAAGATACTATGTGTCGGTTTTAGTCGAAGAGCAGGAACATCAAAAGCCTGTTTTAAATGACTTTGGAATAGGAATAGACTTAGGTCTTAAAGATTTTGCCGTTTGTTCAAGCGGAAAAGTTTACAAGAATGACAACAAGAGTTCTAAAATAAGGAAACTTGAAAAGAAACTTAGACGTGAGCAACGTAGCTTATCGAGGAAATACGAAAGCTATAAGAAACTTAATAAAAATATGAAAGGAGTAGCTACTCGACAAAATATCCAAAAGCAAAAGTTAAAAGTACAGAAAATTCATCAAAGACTTGACAATATAAGAACAGATTATATCAATAAGGTAATATCCGAATTGGTGAAAACCAAGCCAATGTGGATTACTATTGAGGATTTAAATATATCAGGTATGATGAAGAATAGACATCTCTCCAAATCAATCGCACAGCAAAAGTTCTTTGAATTTAGGACAAAGCTACTTGCTAAGTGTAACGAATATGGGATTGAGTTAAGAGTCGTTGATAGATTTTATCCTTCTAGCAAAACTTGTCATAATTGTGGTTGTATCAAATCTGATTTGAAATTATCGGATAGAACATACCATTGTTGTGAATGTGGTTATACAGAGGATAGAGATTATAATGCAAGTCTTAATTTGCGAGATTGTCAAACCTACAAGATAGCATAAACAAGCTAACGTAGGTATGTACCGTAGGCTATACGGGAATTTACGCCTGTGGACTATACAAGAACTTGTGAGTAGTCTTATGACAAAAGCATATAGGTTGAAGCAGGAATTTTCTCGATATGGATATATTTGTCCATATTTTGAGTAGCAGGTGAAGAAAAATGATTATGACTCCTACATTGGTATTTCCTGATGATGAGGTTGTAAAGATAGACAAACATAAGGACACAAATGGCGAATATGACCGCGCTCCGCATTTCAGCTATCAGTTTAATTGTACGGCAGGTTCGGCTATGCGTTGGGCATTGTGCGAGTACACAAACCTTAAAACAGGTGAAGTTAATCACTCTTATTTTCCAAAGGGTGGTGACATAAACATCTTTTACAATGGTGATAAAGTTGGTGTTAATGAGTTAGTTTTTAACGATATTGCCGAGAACGGTCATGATTACCAATATCAATACATTCTTTTTCAAACAGACCCTACAACCATAGCTGACGACACCCAATATGGAGATGGTGTTGGTTTGTACGATATGTATTTCTGTCGTGGAAAAGTTCAGAGAGCAGGTTCTTCAACATCATTTTATATAAACAAGGAAATAGGCAATTTGAAAGACGCTTATTATTATGAACGTGCTGACGGCTCAAATTACTTAGTTGGTGGTGCATACATGGAGATAGGTGAGGAACGTAGGTTTATTGAAAAGTATGACTACAAAACAGGCATGGTTACATTGAAATCTGCTTTTACAAATACACCAACAGTAGGCACTGAATTTAGGATATTTACTAATTACTTTATAGATAAACCGCATTATGTAAAATGCAGAAATGACCCTGATTGTATTGTTACGGCTGAAGTAAATGAAAACAATTCTACTAGACCAATACATTGTGAAACAACGTATACGCACCCTAATCATGTCGGCTTGAAATATTATAAGTATTATTTGTATCAGATAATTAATTCAAATGTAGTCTATGACGGAACTATTCAGGACAGCACAAATGATACAACTCAGGTCAATCTTGGTAAAAGTATAGGTGAAAATATAGTAAATAAGTGTATTACTATAGAGGTAGAGCCTAGTGGAACAGAGGGTCATGTTACCGAGGGTATTAATGGTTTTATTTCTAACTACAATACTGCTACTGGAATGGCTATAATTTATTGCCCTGCAAATACTCAGTTTGTAAAAGGTGCAAAGTTTACTGTTTATAGTGGAACACAGAAATTGATTGATGAAAGTCCTGCAATTTATAATTTCAGACTCAACTATGATTTCTATGCTATGCAAGCAGGAAATTCATATTGTGTTGTTAGTGAGATTATGACACTTGACGATAAAATGTATCATTTTAGCAAAAGAGTATCGTTCCAAGGCAACGAGTTAGGTGATTTAGTAAACAACTTTAATTGTCTAATAATTAATAATCGTATAGCAATGCTGTCATGGAATACAACTCTTAGTGGTACTGCAAAGATTTTTAGACGTAATGTAAATGAAGAAGATTATGTTTTTCTTGGTACTACTAATACAAAGAGCTTTTTTGACACAACAGTTGGTAATAAGCAGACTTATGAATATTATGTTTGTTACGGAGATTACAAACCATATAAATCAGAGCAAGTATCGGTAGACAAGGACGGTTGGTTTATATACTCTTTAACCGATTTGGGTACAAAATATAACAAAAAGTATTATGCTATTTCTGAGTGTTGGGAGTTTATAACAGGTATGACCGATAATGATATTACATCAAATATTGGTCTTGCAGTACACACAGGAACAGGTATTAAGCCAAAAACAACTAGAACAGTAACAGATTATGAGAGTGGTTCTTTCTCTGCTGACCTTTTGACAATTAATTGCCCTGATGGGCAAATAGTCGATAATATTGACAGAGTAAAAGCATGGACTAAATTTATTAAAGGCAAGAATGATTTTATGTTAAAATCTCATAAGGGCGATGTTTGGATTATAAATATCTCAGATAACCCTACTAGAATTTATGATAGCACAAGTGTATTAGGGCTGACTAATATTAAGTATGATTGGATTGAAGTTGAAGATATAAATGATGTAATAATTATTAGATAGGAGGTAGGAAAGTATTATGGATTATTATAATAAAATAGACAATGCTTATCTTGCCGAGTTACATAAGCCAATGCGAAAAATGTATGTTAAAATGGAAATTTTATCACACTATGAAGGTGCTATTGGCGAAATAACAAGTGACTTATCTTCTACAGATGGTTCAATAACGATTAATAAAGAGCAAGGCTGCCGTAGGTCTTGCTCTTTATCTATTATTGATAGAAGCGGTAAATATGTACCTCAAAAAGATAGCTCATTTTGGTACAATCGAAAATTCAAGATCTTCATCGGCTTGCAAGTTGATGAGAATATTTATTGGTTTCCGCAAGGTGTTTTTGTTACAAAGTCAGCAAACTCTAATGGTAGACGATTGAATGTTGAGGGTGTTGATAAATATGGTTTTCTTGATGGAACATTAAATGCTAGAATGTGCCTTGTTGAGTATCAAGCTAGTGTTACAAATTCTAAAAAAGGAACGAATATTGCGACTTTAATTAAGGACACGCTTATGCTTGATTTGGGTAACAATATACCTCTTGACCCTGTTGAGCCGATTATTGACCCTATATTCTATAATGTAACTTTGTATGACGACATCGTGGTTGACGAGGGTGGTTATCTTGGTGAAATTTTTAACAAGATTGCCGAAATGTATGGTGCTAATATCTATTACGATGTCAATGGTAGATTGAGAATGGAAAGAGTTTTCAACTATAATTTACCTTCTTGGTATCGTCATTTGTCACCACAATTTGAACTGAGTGAAACCGAAATTACAGAAACGGATATTAATTATACTTACAATTATGACGGTGTAAACATTATTACAGTTACAACAGACAATACAAATGGTGAAATTTATTCGTATACAGCTAAAAATGAAAACCCACAATCACCTGTAAACATAAATGCTGTTGGTTATAAGGGTTTGGACGGTGGCACTTATTATATACCCCTAGGAGATACAAGTGAAGAAAGCGGAGAGGAAAAGTGTAGGCAACAAGCCGAATATATGTTGTTACAACATGCTTGTATGAGTACAGGTATAAGTTATAATCTGCCGATCATTCCACATTTGAATGTTGATAATACCGTCAGAGTTAGCAATGATTATTATAATTTTGACAAACAGTTATTTATCGTAAACTCTATTACAATGCCTTTATCGGCTACTGAAATGAGTATTGAAGCCACTAATCTACAATGGCTACCATTTGATACAGATTGCATTTCGATTTACTGTGAAACTTCGAGTGATACGGTGGCAATATCTTATAATACGAATGGTGGCAAGGACAAAGACGGCAATACTATCACTTATAAAAGTATTAACCAAACCCCTAATAAACAAATCGTTTTACAAGGTGGGGATATGTATAACGAGAATAAATTGTTTGCATGGACGGATAGTCAAGGCAATAAATACAATTATGGTGACGTATACACTGTACCAAATAACAACACAACATTGATAGCTCAATGGATAACAGGAAATGAAGTTACAGTTACCAATACATTGTCGGCAGATAGTACGGTAGAATTTCAATCTATGTCACCGTCACGTTGCTTGATACGTTATGATGACAACGAAGTAGCCAGACGTAACACAAACACAATTTCAACATTTAAAAAGAATTATTTTTTGGGTACACACGATACAACTATTGTGTCTGAGAGTGATGATTTAACTAACTTTGACAATGCTTTTGATAAAAGAACAACTACAAAGATAGATTGTTCCAAAGTAAAAGCTACCTACCTCACTTCACCTATGGGAAACGGATTTGAGAATATGACAGACTTTGTTTTTCCTGCTAATCTTACAAATATTTCGACTAGCAAGGGTGTATTGTCAGGTTGTAAAAAGCTTACCAAGATTACATTTCCTGTAGCATACTGTGATATTTCACACTCTGAATCGTTTCTTACTAATAGCACATTTGTTAATGGTTTGGAACTACCTTACACCTTGAATTTCACACCAATGGTTTCAGTTGATAAGCAAACAGGTGTCGAAGAAATAAAACAAAACGAGATACTAAAAGGAAGTCATGTTGTTGGAAACTTAAACATCAAAGCGGCAACTACAAATAAATGTGTAGTGTATGTAAATAAAGAAACAACAAGTTTAGTTATTTATCCCGCAACAGTGCAGGGAAGATTTTATCTTATGGGCAAAGGTATTGATGGAGATTTATCTGGACTTCAAACTATACAAATTGGGCGATCTACTAATATTAACGACACCGATGGTTTTGCAAGTAACACATCAGCAAACATAAATCTAAGTTTAGACTTTCAATCGGGTAATTGTACTACTAAAATACCTAAAAACGCTTTTAATGGCTATAGTGGTAATATGATTAATGTTGTAATTTATGGCAATGTGACCGACAGCAATGGTATCACGCTTGAAAGCGGATCGTTTTGCAATATGCCTAATATGGCAAAATTGCCAATGACAAATAGTACAAGTTTAAAAACTATACCTGAGAACTGTATGAATAATTTAACATCATTAACTTCAGCGACTACAGGCTATGTGGTTGACGTTGAGGGTTGTAACGATATGCCTAATCTGACAACTCTAAGAATTGAAAGTTCTTGCGAAATAGTAAACGGATTTAATAACTGCCCTAAATTGAAAAGTTTGTCATTCATGAGTGACGGAAAAGTAAAAGAGATTGGTGGGTTAAACAATAATGCTATTACAACATTTTATATTCCAAATATGGCTTTGTCTGTATCGGGTGTGAATAATTGCTCTGCATTAACAACGGTTGTTATTGGAGCTTCTTTGACTAGCTTTACAGGGTTTAATAATTGTCCTAAGTTAAATAAGTTTACTGTGGATAGTTCTAATACTACTTTTAAAGTCGTTGATAATAACCTCTGCCAAGGGAATAAACTCTGCCGTGTTCCAATGAGTAAATCAGATATTGTGGTAACAAATGGTACAACGGAAATCATGAGCAATGCTATTCAGATTGCCTTTGTAAACAGCATTTCTATTCCAAATGGTTGTACTTTAGCCAACGGCTCAATAAAGAGTCAAAGTGTAGGTCAAATTATTTTCCATACTTCTTTTAACGCAGAAATTGGGAAATATAATAATTTAACTATGACCGATTTTAGTACCCTTGATAATGTACAAGTCGGAACTATTTTCACATATGGAAATGGTATAACAGATACTACAAACGCAAATTGTTTGCCTATTGTAAAATACTGTATAGAACATAACATCAATTATGTTGATATGAATGAAACAAACACTAACGTTCGTGGAGCTATTGGAATAAGCGGTAATGCAGAATTGGATGGTGATAACTGATGATAAATACTTATACTTGTACTCCAAATCAAACTTCTTCTGAAACTGTGTTTGCAGATTTAAAAGCATTTTTTGAAGATAAGTGGGCTTGGAGTAAAATTGAAACAAATTATCCTGATAGTGAGTCCACCGATTATAACACTTTGACATTTTGGATTGATGGTACAACGTACTTTAGAATAATGTTTGACCCTGCAAAGTCACGTTATTGGGTTGGATGTGGTGAATATGACTCTACTAAAACGTCACCATATGCTGATTATGTCAGCTTCGCCTATAACAAGTTTGATAGTGTCATGTTGTATACTACAAGTCGGGGAATGTTGATTTTGTTTAAAAGTGGAGATAATGACTATGTATTAGGTGGGGCTATTGCAAAAATGAGAAAACTATCTGACAATACAGAAATTACAGGTTTCTTTACCCCTACTTCAAATTCAGGACATCAAGGAAGTAAAATGGCAAGCTTATATAATATGTTTAGTCAAAGTTTGCACAATGGCGGTACGAACCTTGTACCACAAGTTGATTTTAATATACCATTGAATAGCACAGTTGAGGGGCAATACGCTGCTAAAACTGACGGAATATTCTATGTTTATATGAGACAAGACAGTGTGTTTCCTGCCGACGGAACTGTTGTAAAATTCACAATGAATGGCGTTAATTATGTGGGTAACTGCAAAATGGTTTTAGCTGATTATTCGTAAAGGCGGTGTACAGAATGTCTAAAATGAATAAGCTGATTAAGGAAAGTCAAGATAATAAAAAAACACTTGGTTATACCTATGGAACAGTTAAAAGCTACGACTCTACAAACTGCACGGCTGTTGTTTCGCTATTAGAGTATAATGGTGCTGAAAAATCTTTCTTGAATAAATCAGGTGAGATTTTAAGCATGGGAGATAGCGTGTGGATCTATTTCCGTGGTGGCGGTATAAACGCTGGCTACATTGCTATCAGGAATGGCAAGCCCGTACCTCTAGGAAGTCAAAATTCTAGTGTAGGGCGATTTGTTGAATATGTTGATAGTAGTGGTAGTAGACACATCTCAGAAAAGTTTAATTATTATGGCAGTTCTTATTTTTATACTATAGCCCCTGATGGAACAGAACAGATTACTATTCGTCTTGAAAATATTGCTCATGGCGATTACAACCATCTTGAAGGTCAAGCAAACCATTGTTACGAATATAGTTATGACAGCAATAATTATATTGATTTTTCAGAAATGAAAACTAACAGTATGTTACATATGTTACCCTATGCTCGTGGAAATAGCAGTTTAAATTCCTTAACAGGCTTTAATAATACTAGCGTTGGTGGATTTTCTAATCACGTCAGTGGTATGTGGAATACGTCTGAATATAGTGTGGCGGTTGATTGTAGTGGTGCAAAAAATACTGTTTCCAATTCTTGTGATACATATATTAATGGCATAAATAATTTGCTAGAGGGTGTAGCTGATAGTATTGTAGTTGGCACATTGAATACTGTTAAGGGCGACAAAACTAAAGACCAAATGGCAAAATGTAATGCCGTGTTTGGATATAATAACGAAATTATAAATTATGATAATTGTTTCGTTACAGGCTCACATAATCGTGCCACAGCAGATAACCAAACCGTTATAGGTGTCAATGCAAAACGAACTTATAAAAGCTCGGAAAATGCTGATATACTATTTAATATAGGAAATGGTTCTGCACTTGAAAATTCTGCAATGCAAGTGGACTTTTCAGGCAATGTTTATGCTGGCGGTGCATACAAAACCATTGGTGCTGACTATGCCGAATATTTTGAATGGCTTGACGGAAATGTTGACAATCAAGATAGGATAGGATTATTCGTTACGCTTGACGGTGATAAAATCAAGCTTGCAAATAAAGACGATTATATACTCGGCGTCATATCAGCTAATCCGTCTATTGTTGGTAACTCTGCTGAATTAGATTGGTATGATAAGTATAAAACAGATGTTTATGGACGGTTGATTTATGACGAGTCACACAATCTTATATTAAACGAAAACTATAACGATACGCTTGAATATGTTCCTCGTGGGGCTAGAAAAGAGTATAGCAAAGTTGGTTTGTTAGGACAGTTAGTAGTTCAAGACGACGGAACGTGCAAGGTCAACGGATATTGTACGGCTAGTGTGAATGGCGTGGCAACCAAGTCAGATAGTGGTTATAGGGTTATCAAACGTATTGATAAAAAACATATAAAAATAATACTGAAATAGAAAGAGGGATAACAACCCTCTTTTATTATTGGAGGAAAAGTTATGAAAGAGATTATTACTCAGATGATTACAGAGTATTTGCCTGTAATTTTAACAGCGGTTATGACGGCTATTGTCGGTTTTGTAAAATCGAAGTATACAATAATCGCAAATGACAGCATTAAGAAAGATGTGGCGGCTACAACGGTTAAGTACATAGAACAGATTTATAAAGACGTTCACGGCACAGAAAAGCTTGAAAAGGCTAAAGAAACCATGCTTGCTCTGCTTGAAGAAAAGGGCATTAAGATTTCCGATGTAGAGCTTGTTATCTTGCTTGAAAGTGCTGTTAAGGATATGAATTATAAATCACTCACAGATTTTATTGACGAGGTTAAGAATGGCGGTGAGTAAATGAACACAGTTAAGGAAATTGCTACCTACTGTGGAAGTATTACAACCATTTTGGCACTGATAACAATTATTGTTAAGCCAATAAGAAATAGATTTGTAGGGTGGATTTCAAAAACAAGTGGTAAAGATAATCTAAATAAAAAAATAGATAAATTAACAGCATTGGTGGAAAGACAGGTAGAACAGAACCAAAGCATGGAAACTCAGTTGCAAAAACAAAGTTTAGCCTTGCAGGCAACGCTGAGAAATTCTATTTTGGCGATTTATAACTCAAGAATGAAAGAAAATAGTATTTCATTGTACGAAAAAGAAAATCTCGCAAGACTATACGAAAGCTATTCATCTATTGGTGGTAATAGTTTTGTACATAACTGTGTGGACGAATTAAATAAACTGCCTGTAAAAGAAGATTAATTGGAAAGGAAGTATACATATGGCAACAACAATAAAAGGTATAGATGTTTCCCATTGGCAGGGTACTAATGTAGATTTTAACAAAGTAAAAAAGGCAGGATATGACTTTGTTATGATAAACGCAGGCTACGGCAAACATATCGGTCAGAAAGACGAATGTTTTGAAACCAATTACAAAAAGGCAAAATCAGCAGGGCTTAAAGTTGGTGCTTATTGGTATTCATATGCGCTAACAGCGGCAGAAGCCGAATTAGAAGCCAAAGTGTTTCTTGAGGCAATCAAGGGTAAAACTTTTGAAATGCCTATTGCTTTTGATATAGAAGATAGTACACAGTGCGATCTATCGGCTTCTACTATAGGTAGTATAATTAATGCTTTTTGCGGTTATTGTGAAAAGAAAAATTATTATGTAATGCTTTATAGTTATGCTGCTTTTCTTAACAGTAAAGTTCCTAGTGATTGTAAAAACAAATATTGTGTATGGCTTGCTGAATTTGACAAGTCAAAGCCTTCATACGGTGGTAGCTATGGTATGTGGCAGTACACAAGTAAAGGCTCGGTTTCAGGCGTAAATGGAAACTGCGATTGCAATTATGCCTATAAAGATTTTACCGCAATTATAAAGAAAAAGGGTCTTAATGGTTTTAAAAAGCAAAAAAACAATGAACTTTCGATACTTGAAAAGTCTGGCTATAAAAAGGGTGATAAGACCAGTGGTGTTCTTGCTCTGAAAGAAATGCTCATCATAGCTAAGGCAAGAAAACTTCACAATGTCACACTTGACGAGAATAGGGTTTTTGGTGAGGGTACTGAAAAGGCTGTTAATGCTTTGCTGAAAAAGTGGGGTTATAAGCAGACTAGCATTGCAGGCGAGAAGTTTATCAAGAAGCTTGCAAGTGCTATTAAGTAATACTAATTGTTTTTGTTTTTAAAGGGCGAGGTAACACAGCTTCGCCCTTGTTATATTTTAGTTATATTTTATTTATACGAAAGGAAGATGAACTATGGCGTATTGTGCTACAAACGGAAACCTGTATGAAAACGGAAAATCTTTTGAGCTGAAAGTTGGCATTGGTGCTGATTTTAAAGTACAGGCTTCGGGAACTGGTAGTTTTCAGGTTGTAGGAAAACTGACTCAGAATGGCGCAGAGGAAGTGCTTATGATGGTTGATCTGAGCGACTTCTCAACAGTTGATACGATTACAACAGAAAATGTTTATGCAGGAGATGTTAGTGGTTACTATAGTGTAACTGTTAAAAATGTTAAGGGTGTAAACAAAATTTGGGGAACTATAACATATTAAGGAGGTGGATTTATGGCTACAGATATTATTGCTAGAGGTATGGCGGCTAATGCAAAAAAATCTGTTACTGAATTAGGCAATCAGATTGAAAGCGAAAAGTGGATTGGTACAAAAGCCGAGTGGGAAGCCGTTGATAAATCCACTATAAAAGACGGAACAATCGTATATATCACTGATGATAAAACGGTGATTTTATACGATAAGGCGGAAATGGAAAAGATAGCCACACAGGTCGCCACAGACCGCAAAGCTGCTGAAACTGCCGCACAGACAGCACAGGCGGTGGCTGATAGCCTGCCTGAGGACTACGTGACCGCTGTCGGGAAAATCGCTGAAAATACGGCTGAAATAGGACGTGTAAAGATGTCCGATAAGGAGTTGAAAAGGCGTGTGGACGCACTGTTTGACATAGGTCAGGGTGTGACGCATAAATTTGAAACTGATACAGATACAGCATATCAGAAAGCAGTGCCGACTGGTGCGAAGCTGATGAGCGTGAAGTCAATAGGTGGTCATTCTGAGGTCATTGACGGTGAAATAGTCAGTGCCGGCACGGAAGAGGTTGTGGAGCAGGGAAAGAATTTGTTTGACTACACCGACAAAATTTACCATGGGGCGAATGTAAGCAAGATTGAAAATGGTGTTATTTACACGAAACAATTATTGACAACTATTCTAAATATTCCAACTATTGTCGGCAAGAAGTATACGCTGTCATTAAAAACAAAAACTCTTTCAACTAATCAAGGTATTTTGCAGTGGTCATTGCAAAAAGGAAAAAACACAGCATATGCAGACGATAGCTCGCTGATAAAAAAGGTGGTAGGTACGGTAGCAAACATAGAATATCAGGGAACAGTTAATTTTACAGCAACTACTGATTTTGTGTCGCTATGCGGTCTAGCGACTGCGTTTTATGACGTGCAGTTGGAAGAGAGCGATGCTGCTACCGATTATTCCCCATTCTATCAGACTGAGTACCTTATCCCCGAAGCCATAAAGGCGCTGCCTGGCTACGGCTGGTCGGCAGGAACGGCACGAAACTATGTGGACTATGAGAATAAAAAATACTACAAATGTGTAGATAGTATGGATTTGGGAACGGTGAACTGGGCAATTAATTCGGCTTCCATTGTTGGGGAACATTTTTATGGATTTGTAGATTCTGCCAAATTTAAGCGTTCGGGTGCGTTTACAACAACCGTTCATAATATTCTGTGCAGTAAATATGTAACAGTTGCTAGAAATTCAAGTGTATTTGTCGATAAAACAATTACACTTGACGGAGATAGTACCGCAGTTTCACAGATTCAGGTCAAAGACACCGCCTACACCGACGTCACCGCATTCAAACAGGCAATGCAGGGTGTAATTCTGTATTACGAACTAGCGAACCCTATAATCACCGATATTTCAAACCTGATTGATGATGATTTCCTGCGAAACATTGAGGTTGAAGCAGGGGGTTCAGTGACGTTCAAAAACAGCAATGGCGACAGCTATCGCATACCAGTGCCGTCAGAAGAAGAGTATATTGTGAAACTATCAGAAGTGGGAGGTACAACATGACGGATTTACAGAGAAAAATGGCTGAAAAACTAGGGTTATCCACCGAAGATTTTCAGCCGAAGAAAGCCACGAAGGTTGATGAGCTAGAAGCACAGGTGCTATACACAGCACTAATGACCGACACACTAATCGAGGAGAGTGACGACAATGTATAGAAAAGTCAAGAGGTTGTACGATTTAGGGTTGTACACCGCTGAGCAAGTCAAGGATTTTGCTGACAGAGGAAAGATAACCCCTGAGCAGTACGAGGAAATCACGGGAGAGAAGTATGAAAGCGAGGACAACGAGGGTGGTGGAAAGACTAAATGAGCGTAAGCATATATAACAAAACTGATAATAAACTTAGTTCACTAGCAAACCAAACGGAGCTTATGAACAATGACGGTACGGCAGATATTACAAGCCAATGGGCTTCTCGGTCAAATAAATCGTGGCGATATTTCCGAATTAGGTCTTGGTACAGAATTGAAAATAAAAGGAACTATTGAAAATGTTCCTTGTATCGTTGATGGTGAAGAAAGTACAAAAACGGTAGAGTATGATACTTATTTTGTATGTGTAGCTGTGGATTTTCTTAGAACTACAAAAGCTTCAAGTGGAAAACGGTCATATACATTTATGCCTTTTGGTTCACCAATAGGAACAAATGCTATTGATAACGCTACAGGTTTAGGTGATGTTCACGCATACTCTCAAACATTCATTCAGTAA